GCTTTGTAATGATTCGGATAGCAATAATCGTGCAGAAGCCTTAGACGATGTGAGATTTGCAGCAGGCGATCAATGGCCTGTAGATGTGCAAAATAGCCGTGTATTAGAGGCTCGCCCATGTCTAACTATCAATAAAGTTGACGCTTATATCCGTCAAATCTGTAACCAACAAAGACAACAACGCCCACGCATCAAAGTGCATGGCATGAACAATCAGTCAGACGAGAAAGTTGCTGAAATTCTGACAGGTATTTGCCGTCATATTGAGAACCAATCCGATGCAGATGCAGCTTACGACCACGCTTTTGAGTATTGCGTCAAGATGGGCTGGGGATATTGGCGTGTTACAACCGATTATGTAAGGGAAGATAGCTTTGACCAAGAAATCTACATTAAGCCAGTTGAAAACCCTTTTACTGTCTATTTTGATCCTAATAGCGTTCTTCCTGATGGCTCTGATGCTGAAAGAGTTCTTATCACAACAGTTATCAGTAAAGAAGTGTTTAAAACCATGTACCCAGATGCAGAGGTGGATCAAGGATTCTCCTCAAGGGGAACTGGAGATACCGAGTCCGAATGGGTTACAAAAGAAGATATTCGTGTAGCTGAGTATTTCTACACAGAGCGCACTAAAGATATGCTATTAGAGTTATCTGATGGCACTACTGGCTATTCTTCAGAGATTCCTAGCAAAGAAGTCTTAGCTGAGGCTGGGATTACAGTTATTGCTAAGCGTGATGTATGGCGCAAAAAGATCAAATATTGCAAGTTAACTGCTATGCAAATCCTCGAAGAAGGCGAGTGGGCTGGTAAATATATTCCTATCGTGCCTGTTTATGGTCAAGAAGTGCGTGTAGATGACAAGCATAAGAAATTTGGTCTAGTTCGCATGGCAAAAGACCCACAGCGTATGTATAACTACTGGTCAACGGCTTTGACTGAAACTGTGGCTCTTGCTCCTAAAGCAAAATGGCTGTTGGCAGAAGGTCAAGATGAAGGGCATGAAAACGAATGGGCGATGGCTAACATCAAGGCGATGCCTGTTTTACGCTACAAACAAACAGACACAGAAGGCAGACCAGCCCCACAGCCTACCAGACTGCAACCTGAGCCACCTCCTGCGGGCGTGATGTCAGCTTTGCAAGGCATGAATCAGGATTTACAAGCTGTAGTTGGTATTTTTGATCCTAGCCAGCTTCCACAAGGAATTCAGTCAGGCAAATCAATTCAAGGTCAGCAGATGCAAGCTGACATGACCAATTTCCATTATTACGATAATTTGACACGCTCAATCCGTCACACAGGTCGCATCATTCTTGATTTAGTGCCTAAGATTTATGACAGAGAACGAGTTATGCGAATCATTGGCGATGATGGAAAGCCTGAAATCGTTACATTAAATCAGCCAGGTTCAGACGAAAATGGCGTAGCTAAGGTCTTAAATGATGTTACTGTGGGTGAATATGATGTAGTAATGGATACAGGCCCAGGCTACAACTCTAAGCGTCAAGAAGCTGTAGAAGCGATGACCAGTTTGTTCGCTGCTGATCCACAACTCGTACAAGTCGCAGGCGATTTATATGTCCGCAATATGGATTTCCCTGGCTCAGATGTAATTGCTGATCGCCTAGCAGTAAATAATCCTCTCGCCCAAATTGACGAGAAATCAGAAGTGCCTCCACAGGCTCAGATGATGATTGCTCAAAGCAAAGCCACAATCCAGCAGTTACAACAGCAAATCCAAGCAATGCAAATGGATGCTAAGTATCGTGCGACAGTCCAAGAGCAAGTCCAACAGGCTGAAACAGAGCGTGAGAAGATGCGCCTGCAAGTCAAACGTGAAGATGTTATGACCCGCACCGATACCCAAGCGCACGACACAGTCATTAAGACACAAACTCAGCTTGAAATTGAGCAACTTAAGGCGCAATTAGCCCTTGTTTTGGCTCACATGAACAAGACTGAAATGAAAGAAGCAAACGCAGAGGCAGTTGAGCGAGCTATTTAAGTGTTGTAAAATTGCAACTGTTGTGCTAAAACAACAAAACCTACCTGTGGGTTCACAGGGTTAATTCTTGGAGTATTCCATGTCAGAAGCAGAAGTAGTAAGAACAGCATCAAATGTAGTAACAAGTGAGAATTTAGCTGATTTTCATGCTGAAAAATTAGGTTTAGCTAGTGAAGAAGCTCCCGTTGCGGCTGAAACTGTCGAGGAAACTCCAGAATCAGAGCCAGCGGTAGAAGCCCAAGCTGAGAGTGAACCAGCGGCAGAAGAAGAAGCGGAAGTAACAGACAAGCCTAAACAAAATCCCAAACTTGAAAAGCGTTTTTCTGAGCTTACAAAACGTGCTAAACAAGCTGAAGCCGAAAAGCAAGCCCTAGAAGCCCGCCTACAAGAACTTGAGAGCAAAGTAGCACCGCAACCCGTTCAAGAGCCTGATGTTTTGGGCGAGAAACCCCAAGCAAGTCAGTTCCAAGATGCTTTTGAATATGCAGAAGCATTGGCTGAATGGAGTGCGGAAAAAGCATTAATAGAGCGTGATAAGCAAGAACAGCAACGCAAGGTCGAAATGGAACGCCAAGAAGTTATTAAATCTTGGACTTCTAAATTAGAGAAAGCGAAAGCTGAATTGCCTGATTTTGATGAAATGGTGGCATCTAGCCAAGTCCAAGTACGAGATGAAGTACGGGATGCGATTCTAGAGTCCGATGTAGGCCCTCAAATCCTATATCAATTAGCATCAGATGATGACCTTGCGCAACGCATTTCTACAATGCCAGTTCACAAAGCACTCAAGGAATTAGGGAAATTGGAAGTTCAGTTTGAGCGTAAAGAAGCTCCTGCTGAAGTCAAAAGCGAACCTGTTGCTCGTAGTAAAGCACCAGCACCGATTAAGCCTCTCACCGCTGGGAAAGGTACAGGAGATGTCCTCATCGATGGAGATGGAGCATTTCATGGAACTTATGCCCAATGGAAAGCAGCACGTCAGGCTAAACGGATACGCTGATACCCATTTAAATATATATAAAGGAAATAATCATGGCAAATAATTTGCTAACTATTTCTAAGATCACTAACGAAGCATTGATGGTCTTAGAAAACGAATTAACATTTACATCTGAAGTAGATCGTAACTACGATGACCAGTTCGCTGTAGTCGGTGGTAAGATCGGTAACACAGTAAACGTTCGTAAACCAGGTCGTTTCATTGGTACAACAGGCCCAGCTTTGAACGTTGAAGATTTCAACGAGACTTCAGTTCCTGTAACCCTTTCAACCCAGTTCCACGTTGATACTCAGTTCACAACCCAAGACTTAGCATTGTCTTTGGATATGTTCTCTGATCGTGTATTGAAGCCTGCTGTAGCTGCTATCGCCAACAAGATTGACCGTGATGGTACTTTGCAAGCTGCTAACAACACAGCAAATATCGTTGGTGTTGCTGGTACTCCTCCAACTGGTTTGATTACTTACCTGACCGCTGCTGCTTACCTTGATTCTGAAGGCGCACCACGTGACGGCCGTCGTAGCTGTATCGTTGAGCCATTTACCTCTGCAACTATCGTTGACAGCTTGAAAGGCCTCTTTGTGCCACAAGAAGCGATTGGCGAACAGTATCGCAAAGGCTTGATGGGTCGTGATTCTGCTGGTATGAACTGGAAGATGGATCAGAACATTGTTGCACACCAGTTTGGTACTTTCACAGGTACTGCTGTAACTTCAACTTCTGCTGCTGCTGGCTATTTGACAAGTGGTTGGGCTTCTTCAAGCAACATCACTATCACAGCTACTGGTACTGTTAGCTTGAATCAAGGCGATACATTCACCATCGCTGGCGTTTATGCAGTTAACCCACAGAACCGTCAGGCTTATGGTTCAAACAAGCTGCGTAACTTTGTTGTTAATTCTGCTGTTTCTGGTTCAAATGGTACTTTGACTGTAAACGTATCTCCAGCAATCATTTCTGGCGGTCAGTTCCAAAACGTAACAATCCCAACCCCAGTAACTAGCGCAGCAATTAGCTTCTTTAACCAGTCTGGTACTGTTTCCCCACAAAACATCATCATGCACCGCAATGCGTTTACTCTCGCAGTAGCCGACCTTGAGTTGCCAGAGGGTGTTCACTTTGCAGGTCGTGCAAGCGACAAGGAAATCGGTCTGTCAATGCGTGTAGTTCGTCAATACACCATTAACAACGACTCTATTCCTACTCGTTTAGACGTTCTGTATGGTTGGGCTAACTTGTATCCTGAACTCGCTTGCCGTGTTGCAGCTTAATTCACGAATAACGAAAGGAAACTAAAATGTCTA